ATATAAATATATCTAAAAGTTAATTCTTCGAACAAATACCAAATCTATTCTTCTATATCCATTTTCTTCGGTTAATATAAAAGAATTTTCAAATGCTTCCCATGGAATAATCATTGATTTATCTAATATACCATTATTTAAATCTTTAATAACTTCATTTAATGCATTAACTGTATACAATGTATTAGTTTCTTTTTTTCTATGTATAGATATTGTATTTTTACCTCGATGGCCATTATCTGTTGCATTAAATGTACAATATAATTCATTACGTTTTTCATAGTTTGCAAAAACAAAAATACGATTTTCTGGAATTTCAAAATTTTGTTTGATATATTCTGTTACAATATCTAGATTAGTTTTATGTGCAAATGTACACAATAATTGAGTTCTCAAAATTATCCTTCTGTCGCTTGTGCTATTCGTATATCTTTAACTGCAGCATTAATTCTATTTCCGTTTACAAATAAATGAAATCCTTTAAAGTTGCCAACTGCAGGTGATATTCTACTATTTTTACATTTTAATACTTGAAACATTTCATCACTTGTTTCTAAATGTAATATTCCTTTACTAATAATACCCCACCATCTAACATTTCCGTCAGATAATTTTGCTCTAATTGTATTATCTAGTTGTTTACAAAAATTTTCAACAATTCTTTCTGAATCTCCATCTGGCATAAATCTTTGTAATTTATCAACGAATCTTCGAATAACTTTTATTTCTGTGTCTTTTGATATTTGCATTAATGCTCTAATATCATTTCTTAATTCTTCTGAATCTAGATTTTCTAGTACTGCATTTATTGAATCTCTTGTCATTGATTTGTTAATTTGCATACCAGTTAACATTTCAAAAGAATTAACAGCTATTTTTAATAATGTAGCAGTATCAGCTGTTAGATTACCAAAATCTACTGTTGAAATTTTTTCATAATCTTTTAAAGAAACGCCGGCTGAGTCAACATCTACGTCTGATACTATACTATCTCCAGCTACGCCTCCTTTAACTTCTCCATTAAATTTTATTGCAAACCATAATTCTGAATAATGCCCGTTTGGAACTCTTATTGTTTCAGAAATTAATTGATATAATTCTTTTGAAATACCTTCAATTTTATAATCTCCAGCTTTTAATGGTTCTTTATTTAAATTAGTAATCAATGATATTAATTGCGATCGATTTGCAGATTGATTAATTTTTTCATATAATAACGACAATCCCATAAATTGTTGTCCATCCATTGCATACTCTGAATATATAAATTGTTCAAAAGCTTTTGAATCATTTATTTCCAATTGTTCATTTATAACTCCTTTTGCTTGAAGTATAGTTTTATTAATTTCAGAATCAGAAAGAATATTCGTTTCTTGCAATACCGTACGTAGAATTTCATAATCTGAATCTTTAATTGGATATCCAGAATCTAATTGGTATGTCCATTCATTTATAATTTTATCTATCATAACGCAATATCATTCATTTTACTATAAATATTGCCTACTTTACATTTAACAGGGAAATTATTGCCTTCTAAACATGATTTTATTTTTGTTAATATTTGTTTAGCTTCATGAATTGGAACATCAAATAATATAGAATCATATGTGTATAATATCATCAATGTATCATAATCATTTAATAAGTATGATAATTGATTTAATCGATTCGCAGTAAATTCTGTTTCAAATGATTGAAGATAATAATTAAATAATTTATTTTGATTCATATCAGATAAACTATCTTTACACATCAGCCTTTTTAATATTGGCGTTTTTATACATCCTTTTGTTTTCCATATATTCCATAATGAATATACAAAATTATTTACTTCTTCAAAGAATGGAATCTTTAAAAACTCTTTTTCAATATGACCATATAACAGTCTAAATGTTATTTGTTTGCTTTGTTCATATTGTTCTGGAGTTAAAGAATCAGTTCCAAAATAAAATTTACCAAAATACGTATGTACTGATCCTTTAGGTAGTTCATATCCAATTAGTCTTGCAATCAGTCTTACATGATATGCATCAAAGTCAAATTCGACTAATGCTCCATTTTCAAATCTACTACAAAATGCATCTCTCGTTCCATCTTGTTTATTCATTGCTGCAAAATTGAATCCACGAAATGCATTTGAAGGACGACCTGTAGTTGTATGATAATGATAATTTGAATAAGCTCGTCCGTCAGTAATTAACTCTTTCATTTTAAATGAATTATTAACTTGCATTCCGTTAGATTCAATGTCAGCAAATATTTTTGGATAATATGTATTAAATTTTTTATATGAATCAGATAATTTAGAATTAATAATCATTGGCATTGCATACTTTTGTATTTTTTGACACATTTCTACATGTTTCATTATTGGGATAATTGTATTAACATGTTGTAAATTAGTATGACGTCTCCAATAGAAAGTATGTGCATCTGTATAATAATGATTATCATCATAAGCTTCATTATATGTATACCACCACAAACTTTTTACATCATAAACTTTGTTATTTCCGCCCATTTGTAACCATAACTTTTTGTCATGAACAAATATAGATTCCAATTCAAGTAGTTTATTTAGATGTTCTTTAAAGCCGGTTATTTGTTCAGTATGATGTATAGGAACAATGAATTCAATTTCATTGCTTGAATATACGTATATACACGATATTTTGTTAATTGATGGATGAATCTGATGATCAGTTAATATAGGAACAACTAAAACAACTTCTTCTTTTTTAATATCTTGTAATAACGAATCTAGTTCTTTTGAATCGTCTACTATTATCATACATTAATATAATAATAATTTTTTTTCAAATATCCAATTATTCATTAATTGACTTAGGTACTAGGAAATCTACATCAGAGTGAAATTCAGTAAAATTTGTTAAATATTTATTTATTCCTGGCATCGTTTTATTTGTATTATTTACAATTTTTTTATTTTTTGAACGAACTCCAATGGTCATTATTCTACCATTTTGAATATCAGATATTTCTCCTGTAATATGCCATGGTAATGAAGTTATAGTATATAAATTAGGGTCTATTTTTTCATTATTAAAATCTTTAAATTGTTGTTGGTCAATTTCAATAATTTCAGTACTATTTATTTTTTTTAAAAAATATCTTGTAATGGTTCTAGCTTTTTTATCTTCTGGCGTAATAATAATATTATGCACTATTGGAATTTTATATTTTGTTTTTATTTTTGGTTTAGCAGTTTTATAAGAAATAACTTTAGGGTCTAATTCTTCGAATTTAATTAATTTTTTTGATTTAGATTTACTCCAGGATGCTAAGGTATATACTTCATTTGTAACTATGTAACGATGATATAAACCTATATATTCAGTTCTGTCTGTTAACATGAATTGTTTACCTGTTGTATATAAATTAGTTTCTATTTCATTTTCAGTATAATATGCTTTTTGTCTCATTCTGCTTTACCTCTCATTACTAATTTTAGTTTTGTTTGCCAAACACCAGCTGAGTCAATAGTATGTGACACTCGTATTATACTAAAAACTGCTTGTGTTCTATATCTCGTTGGCAATACAGGAAGTTGTACTACATCTCCATATCTAAATCCTTGTATTCCTTCTATAGTTATTTCAGCATCAAATGGATATATAGGCGAATCTAAAACATTTGATTGTGTAATATCAGAAGTTGGATATTGTATATATTTTAGTAATGTTTTTCTTAATCTTGCATGATTGTCGTCATCTTCCCAATCATCATTTGCTAGTAATGCTTTTGCTTGTTCTAATTCTTCTTTAGCATCTTTGTGTTGATCTGCATATTGTTTACGTAATTGTTCACGTTGTTCTTCGTCTGCATACATATATGTTGTAAATGGAGATATTTTTAATTTTGAAATTTCTGTTCCTTGATTTAATACATATGCTAAACTTTGCAAATCACCTGGTAGTTTTGATGATATTTTTGCGTCAATAACAATAGTTCCAATTAATTTACTAGAATTATCATCTAAATTATCTTTTGCTGACATCGGAATAAGAAATGGATTTACGCCTACTTGTTTTACAGATTCATTTGTTCCTATAAAATTTGAATTATAATACAATAATTTATCTTGTGCTAATGGATCACTTACTAACGACATTTTTATTGCTCCGCCTGTATGTGAATATATTAAACTTGATACTTTTTTTAGCAATACATTCACAGTTCCATTTTCTGATTCTTTAATAAGTTGTTCTAATTTTTCCATTCCTAAATAAATTCTACTTGGAAATGTAACATCTCCAACTTGATATCCAGGACTAACTCCTTTAACATTTGGCAAAACTCGTACTGGTTCTATTGATGGTCCAAGATCAGTACTTCCTGATGCTGGAGGTAATGAAATAGTTGATGATGGATATGTACATGTAGTTGAATCATTATTACCTGACCACAATAAAACATTTCTAGGATCTGCTGATACTAAATCTGGATATGAAACTCCTAGACAAACAGCTTCATTACATATAATTTCTGCATTCAACAGAAAAGGAGGATTTTTAGGATCTTTTGGAGTTACATTTAATTTTTCTATAATGTTATCATTTAATAACTTTATAAATAATCCTAATGTTATATATTTGTATTGATTTTGTGGTGTTGCCCCAGGAGGTAATGGAGGACCCATTGTATTATCTGATGAATCAAGACGCTCAAAAACTTCAAGATTAACTGGTGTTTCGTCATATAATTCTCCAACTATTACACCTAAATCTGCTCTACCAATACTTGGTATTGGTCCAGGTTCGCCTGTTATTAAATATTCAAAATTTGGAACATCTTGATTTGAATTTGATTTTATAATTTCATTAACATAATTATCAATATATTGATCAAATGTAGTAACATCTTCATTTTCTGATTTTGTTGATTCATTTGTATCATCTTCTTTTTTCTTTGTTGGCAATGTTAATGTAATGTCAGTATATACATTGCTTGTACCTTTAAATTGTATTGACGCTTCTACAGTACCATCTATTTGATATGAAAATGTAAATGAAGTTATAATTCCAGAAAAGAATACTTCATTCATTTTTCTATCATCATATTCTCTAGTTTTAGCATTAGATCCATATTTTTCAACTAGTTGATCATATGTTCTTGATTTAATTGGAGTTAATAATCCATATGTTTCTGGAGCTGGAGGTCCCATTGTACTACTTGGATCAGGCTGTTTATATTCGCCATTTGTAATTATAGATTCTGGATTACCTAATATTTTTATAGTTACATGTCGACCAGGCCTAAACCAAATTTTTTCAAAATCTTCTAGATCAGCTGTTGGATCTGATATTAATACATTTATAGATGCATTATTTAAAAGACCCATAGAATGATCTCCATAATTAACTTCTACTAATGTTATAACTGGTGGTATTCTATTTGCTGGTCTATCATTTGTTAAATAGCCACCAGCAAATCCGTTGTCTTGACCTTTTAAAGAAGATGCACGATATGATTCTCTTCTTGTTTTAGTTCCTCCTAAAATTGCAAATCTATTATCTCCGCCATCTTTAGATTCAACTAATTCATTATCATCTAAAAGCGGTCCTTTGTATGCTTTAAGTTCAACGTTAGTCATTTTACTAAGCATAAAATCAACAGATTTTTTTGATTTATTAAAAAATCCTGCAGCTGCTCTTGCATTTAATTCATGAGCTAAATTTTCGTCGACCTGTGAATAAAAAATATCTCCAGCCATTTGTAACCTTATCTTTGTTTGTTTTCAGAGTCAATAAATTTTTGAATATCGGCTGCTGGTGGAATACGCAATATAATATCTTCTGGAGTAAATAATGTTCCTTTTCCTAATGCGTTAGCTGTAGCAATAATCCACCATTTACTAGCATCTCCATAAAATTGATTTGCTAATTGATCTAATCTTTCTGGCGAAGTAATTTCAATATATGTGTCTAAATCAGTAGGAGGAGTTGCAGATATAATTGTAGTTTCAGCTTTACGTTTTCTATCTGATCCTTTTATTTGTTTAGTTGTTGCATATCTACTCATAATTATTTTTTCCTATTCACCAGTAACATTTTCTGGATTAGCCGTTGCGGAAATATTTTCCATTTTTTTATTAGTTTTCATATCACTCAACCAATTACCATTTCCTGACTCTGGAGAATCTGATTTTAAATGTTCTTTATGAGCCAATGTATAGAATCTGCCTCCTTTTTGTGGTACATAATCTGTTATAACTGTTGCACCCATAGAAACTTGTATTTGTTTTGGTACTTGCATATTTCCATGATCATCTTCAATATTAGTTTCCCATGTCGTCTCTGAATCTTGCAATGTATAATATAAATTATTAAGTATTATTGGTTGTTGATAAAATAAGTCTCCTATAGTTAATCGAAGATACGGCCCTTTTAATGCAATACTACTTGCATCATATTCTGGTGCTGTATATCCAGCTAATGCATTTAATTTTCTCCAGATTGGTTTTAATTCATCTCTATCTGTTGCATACACAGTAAAATCTAAATTTAAATCTCTTGAATATCCGCCGTAATTATATGAAGGATCTGCTCTTCCTATAAATTGTACAGGTGACCAACTAGGATTATATGAATCAGTTAAACTAGTTATAATAGCTCTAAACACCATTACATCATCTACAGCATCATCATCCCATGGAGTTAATTTTGGACCTGTAAAAAAGAATTTAATAAAGTCTTTTGTTATTCTACCAGATAATTTATCTAGTGCTGCTCCAATTGCTTTAACTTTACTTTCATCTTTTTGAGGTATCCAACGATATGCAGCTGCTAATTTTGTTTTTTTAAAATCAATAACACTAACTTTATCTCCTCTAAATGCAGTAACTTTTGCAGCTGGGTCTAATATGCCTGCAGGTTGCCATCTGTCTTTTCGTTTATTCCATCTTGTTGCAACATGACTTCTAGCTGTAAAGTCTTTTCTTAATGCATATGGGGTACCATGTTCTCCAAATCCATATGTAGCTTCCAAATTAAATACAGAATATGCTCCTCCTATAGCAGATGCTCCTGCGTATGCTCCTGAAGAAACAGCTCCTTTTCCTTTATGAAAGATTGCAGCTCGGATCAATGACGAAGCGCCATCTAACCGAAATCTTCCTTGCTCAAGATCATTTCTAAAATCATTGTATGGTATATAGTCTGGTTTTTTAAGATTTTCAAATGAGGTTGAAATATATGCAGCAGATTCATTTTCTAATGTTTGTATTGCAGAAGATCCTAATTGAATTAATCTTGGAGAACCGGTAAATCCAGATAATGCTCCTAATCCTATTATAGCAGCTGCTCTTTTAGCAGTGTCTTCAATTGAAATATTTCTATTAGAACTTACACCGTTAGTTAACAATATAGAATTAGATTTATCTGGATTTTCTGTTGTTCCAACGTAAGAATTAGCTCCAATATTATATATTCCACTAACTCCATTTAAAGTTTTTTTAATAGTTACTTTTTTAAATCTTTTACCGCGCGGTAATGATTTAATGCCTTCTTCATTATTAGCTGGCCTTGATAATGGTGATGCCATTCTTGGAAATCTTGTGCTTGGATCTTGTATTGTGGTACTTCCAATTATATATGGAGGATTTGCTGGAGTGTTTTGTAAATATGCAGTAGTTCCAACTGATTTAGACCAATCAGAATATCTTAATGTAATAACACCTTTTGGACCCCAAAGATTAAAATTAGTTGATTCAAAGTTATATGGAGATGGTTGTAATGGCATAATATCTTTCTATGTTATTGATTGCATATTCATTTCTGAATCTCTGTAAATATCGGTTGGTGCTACTATTTGTACGTTACTCATTGCTGATGCTACTGCTGCTGCCATGGCATTATAATCAATTGATGCTCCTCCTCCGCCGCTAGACATTGCTAACATTTGATCAATTGGTCCTCCTGGCTTAGCTCCTACCACTGTGTCTTTGGAACTAAATGATATTTTTTCGCCTCCTGGTCTAGAAATAAAGTCTTGATCTGGATTGCCGCCACCTGTATTGTCATTTATATTTTGTGCTGTTCCTATATTAATAGATTCCACAGTAGTTGCTCTAATTGAATTAATTCCTTTAAATACAGCTGCATTTGCTAAATCTCCAGCTTTTTTTGCTAAGTCACCAGCAATAGGAATAATTTCTACTGTTGCATTGAATGCATCTGCAGCTGCTCCAAATTTATTTGCAGTATCACCAAATGCTCCTAATGTCTCAGCTAAACCAGTATTACTCAAACCAGTTAAGTCAGATGGAAGGTCCATAACTGATTTTAAATTACCTCTGCCTACTGCAGCAGAACCAGTTCCTGCAAATGCGTTTTGTGTATCTCGTATTTGTTGTGCTTGACTTCCAGGTAATGCAAATTGTTCTCCAATTAATCCTGTTGTTAAAGTTTCAAGATAGTATACCATCTTTTCATCAGTTGTTAATTGATTTGCTTGATTTTGTACTAATTTATTAAATGCTTTTAATTGATCTTCAGTTGCTGTTTTTTTAAATTCATCAACTGCTCCTGCTAACTGGTCTCCTTGATAACTCAGTATTTTTTCAGCTTGCGGTCCTGCTTTTTCTAACAATTCTCGCTGTTGAACCATGCCAGCTAATTTTTCTTCAGATATACCTAATGTTTCAGCTAATTTTTTTCTTGCAAAGAAATTATCTTTTATTGTGTCGCCTTGAGTTTCTAATATTTCATTCATTGCATCTGCAGTTGCATTTGCATCGCCCATTAATGTTGCTTCACGAAATTTTTGAGTTAAACTTTCGCCGTCTTGATTAACTAATCGCTTTCCTGATAATAATTGATATTCTAATTCATTTCCAACTGATTGCTCTATATTTAATAAATTTTTTCCTATACTAAATACTTCGCCTAAACTAGTTCCTAACATTCTTGTTTTTAAAACTGCTAATCCTAGTTGAGTTGGATAATTCCTAAATTGTAACTGCACATCTGATGATAATGATGATACATCTTGTAATATTGATCTAGTAGTACCAACTAAACCAGTTGTTTCTTCTAATGCTGGTGCAAAAGCTGTTAATTGAGCAGCTACGTCTTGAGTGCTTCCGCCAGCTTCTCCTAATCCTGCAGTAAATTTTGCAAAGCCTTGTACATTTTCTGCAGATAACCCTAAATTTTCACGAAATAATTTTGCTGTTTTAATTAATCTAGAATTAAATGTAAATCCAGATTTATTAGCTTTATCTGTATCAGTTAAATTTTGAGCTTGTAACGGAAGTAATCTATTTAATTCTTGAGCGTATTTTCGAATTTGTTTTCCGCCAGTATTAAATGACGTGCCTAATTTATCATATTTTTCTCCTAATTCGCCTGCAGTTCCCGAATTAATGCCAAATGTTTTATTTAACTCTCTATTTCTTTGTTCTAAAAAAGTCGACTTTTTTGCTAGGTCAATTAATGTTATTCCTAATTTTTCTTGTTGGCCAACTAATTTTTCTACTCCTACTTGTGCTTCGGTTGATCCTTGTGCTATCTGATCAAACAATTGTTTTGTTGCTTTAGCTTGTTTTTCAGCATCAAAGTCTTTGAATTGTTGTTGTAAAGTAGCCTTAGATAAAGCTTTATCTTTTAATTCTTTATCTTTTTTTTGACCTTGATTAGGAAATGTTTTTAAATATAAAATATGTGAATTCAGAATATTCATATAGATATCTTTTATTATAAATATCTACATAGGAGGTTTTTGTATTTTTGGTTTAGTATATTTTTGATTAGATTTTTGTTGAGCCTTCTTTTTTATGTCATGAAGTTTGTTTAATTTTCGTATCCAAAAATTTCTAAGAAAGATTGGCATATGATATACAGTATTCCAATCCCATCGACCTTCTCCAGCCCATACTAGTTCAAATAATGCGTCGTGTAACTTTGGTCTATCTTCTGGCTTAAATCCAAAAAAAGTCTGGGCCAACCGGAAACCCGGCAGTAAAAGCGCTCCCGTCCTCGCCTTGGAATTCATATTCTAAAATAAGTGATGGAGTATTATTAAGTATAAACTTTTGAAAATCTTTGCTATCTTTAACAAGAAATTCATATCGTATAAAATTATCTATTTCAGATTGTTTTCTTTTTCCGTTTACTTCTGTTATAATATTTGATAAATATTCGCTGATAGTTTTATTTGATTTATTGTTTGTTAAAAATTTAAATTTTATTTGTAATGATTCAGTTTCATATGTAAATTCTCCTTGATCATTACTTTCAATGTCAATTGTTTTTGATTGAATTTTTGATAAATCTACAGTTTGTTTAATTTGTTTTTTTGTTTTTGGATCTGTAACTGTAACTGGATATTCAGAGCCATAGCTTAATATTCTTGCATTTAAAACTAATCCATCTTTATCTACCTGAGCAATGTCATTGTAATTTACATCTGTAATGATTAGTGAATCAATTAGTTTATCTAATACAACTCCTTCTGATATATATGAACTATTAGTTAAAATATCTTCATCATATGCTGTCATGTATCGCATTTCAATTTTTCCAGAACTTAACGGACTATTTTCTGGATATACTTTTCCTTGACTTGTTAATGTTACAATTTCTGATGGAATAGTACTTTTTTGTTTTTGCTCGTATTTGTCTTTAGCTAAATTTATTAAATTTTGATTTTCATAACGATCTGTTAATTTTGCCATAACTTTCCTTTTTAAAACTTTATTATAAATATTGTAAACAGTAAAAATGGGAGTATAAAATTACTACTCCCATTATAAATAAATTAATATTCTAATACAGCGTAATCATATTTCAATGTTAATTCAATTTGAACTGACTCTTCTGTACCCCAATCCATTTGACCAAAATTAGAGTCTAAAATAAATGCACCTTTTAAACACCATTCTTCAATTTTTTCACCCGTTGGTGATAATGAATGAAATGTAATGTCTTTCTTATATTGAGTGCTATATCCATCTCTACCAGTTAATGATTCATGATGTAATCTAACCCATTCCATAACTGCTTGTGCTCCTGATGGTACAATTGGATCATACAATGTAATTGAAACATCGTTCCATCTTGTTTTACCTTTAACTTTTCTATCAACATTAATGTGATCTAATACAATCTCACCATTAGTTAAAGATGGTCTTGCAGCTGCTTTTATTATGTATGTTGGTATATCTGCAATATACATAATAAATCGATTAGTATATTTAGGTTCCCAATCAAATGCATTCAAAAATAAATCATTTTGATTAATACCTGGTAAATTTTGTTCTAATGCCATTTTCTATTTCCTATATTCTTTTTATATAAATATTACCTAACCTAAATTCTATTCAGGGAAAGAAGCACCAGTTGGCTGAATATTAAAGTCTAAGACAATAAATTCTGCGGTTCTAGTTGGTTGTAAAAATATTTGTCCATATAAAATATTTTGATCTATTAGATCTGGTGTGTTATTACTATCATCCATTACAACTCTAAAAGCGCTTAAACCTTGTTGTGATCTTACTCCTTCTAAATAAGGATTAACAATACTTAAGAATCTTAATCTAGTTGCATCAGTGTTTTGTTCAAATACTAAAAACTTGGTTGCAGATGCAATAAATTTCTTAACTGTTATTAATAATCTTCTAACATTAACTCTATCTAACGCACTTGGTCTAGACTGTAATGTTTTTTGTCCCCATATACATATTCCTTGATTTGGAAAATTTGCTATAGGATTAATTCTGGCTTCATATAAATCATCTCTATCTGATTGAGTTAATTTTTCATATGTATTAATTGCTGATGTTAATCCGCCTCTATTTAAACCAGCTGGTGCATACCATGGTGCTGATGTTGCATCATTAAATGATAATGCTCCTGGAATCAATACTGATGGTGGTACAAATATTGGTTTATTTTTAGCTGGGTCAATTATTCTTACCCATGGGAAATATGTTGCAGTATAATTTGAATCTATACTAGTAACATTATTAATAGTAGTTGCAATACTATCTGTTAATGCTGGTACATCCATTACATAGAACGTATCTTGTCTATCTTCAACTAATTGTCTAGCATCGGCTGTTACAGATGTATGTTTGCTATGTAATATACCTGGAGTTATTAACATATTAATATCATAATAATCTGTATTTGATAATGCATTAAATGCTTTTCTATATGATTTAGTACCAGTTGTTTGATTACCAGAACAATCAAATCCAAATGTATTAGTAGCTGTTATATTTGTTCCTGATAATTTTGGTAAATTTGGTCTAGCTCCATCAAATCCTCCATTTAATGCTACCATGAATTTTCTTGATGCTAATGAAACATTTGAATCAAATGTTCCTGCATTTAATACTGATTGAAATGATCCGGTATATGGAGCAGTTACACTTGGGAAATTAGATCCAGTTGATTGTAACATATCTCCTAAATAAAAATCACTATTGCTACCAGTAGTTGCACCTGTAGTTGGTACTGGTGCTAAATAATTTAAGTTATTTGTATTTGTAAAATCAAATCCAAAATAATTCTTAGCACTAAATGCTCCGCCTGGCTCTTGTGATGTTTGATATGAAGTTGCAACTATTTGTTGATCTCCAGCCGAACCAGATGCATCTGGAATTGGAGAAGTCATTGCTCTAAATCCAAATGGTACTAATGTTTTACTTTCGGTTTTATTTTTAACACCTTCGGTAACACTAATTCTTATATATTTAGATAAATTTGGATAATCACCATTATCTCTAATTTTTCCTTCTGAATCTATAGTAATAAATTGATCTCCAACTTTTCTTGCAACATAATTTGGAGAATCAGGATCTAAATTACAATTAGTAAATGTTTCTAATATATCTGGTGATTTGTCTGTGTCGTCTGAATCAAATGGTGAATTTGGTAAATTTGTACTATTAATTCTTCTTACTTCTAATGTAAATGTTCCATATCCATTTGGATCAGCAACTTCTGATGCTAATCTTATATCACGAACCCCTACTTTAACATCAAAATTTTCTACATTACCATGAGACAATGTATGAACTTGAAATAAATTAACTGCAGTTGATCCAATTTTTTGAGATGTAATCATTGTACTGGACGCAAATCCGTTTTGACCATCTAATGTATTTGTATAATCTACAACTCCTAAAAACATTGAAACATCAGCCATACTATTAAATAAACTAGTAGCAGATGTGTTTTCATATTGAACATATACTGGATAATTTACTGATTTAGGATTAGTTCCAAATATTTTTGTTATATAATTATTAGCATTTGAATCAATTGATGCGCTAATTCCTTGTTCTGCTGTATAAGCTCCACTAAATCCTGGTAATGAACTATCATTAGCAAATGATCCAGAAACGTTTAAAACAAAACTTCCTGATGTAAGATCTGAAATATTAGAAGCTTCAAAAACTGGACTTGATGATCCTACTGTAGATACAGGAGCCGATGGATGTAATACATGTGTTACAACTTCTATACTAGCAGATTTTGCTATAACTGCTAATAAACCTCTATCTAAATCATATCCATCTTCATATAATAATCTTGTTACTGTTACCACACCAGCATTTTTTAAATATTCTTGTACTGTAAATGGTACATACGAATCATCAGTATATGATCCAAATATTTCTTCAAATTCTGAAAATGAATTTACTTGTGTTGGTATTAATGCAGGACCTTTAATTGTTGTCCCAATAATTGATGCTCCAATTTCACTAACTCCTCTTTGTAAAAAGGATTGATCTTTTTCATTAGTAAATACACCTGGCGATACTATTCTTTCTGCCATTAAAATACTCCCATAATTTTTTTATTATAAATATAGGTATAATTTCCAAAACCTTTATGAATTGGATATAAATACACCTTCTTCTAAATTAATTTGTCCTTCGCCGTATTTATCTTCTAATGACTTAACTAATTCTGATTCTTGTTTTCTTAAATCTTCTAACGTATTAAAACAATTTTCTTTTACTTGTTCAATTTGTTTTAATTGTTGATTGATAAAATATTCATCAGAAGATATTATACCTATCTGCATATTGTTTTCTTGATACTTTTGTCTAATTTCTGTTAAAGCATCTAAATCTGTTTTTTCTAATTTTTTCTTTTCCATTTTTATAACCTATGTTAAATTAAGGCATTGAGCCTGTGTCTGTCCAATTTGGACCTATTAAATGTTGTAAGCATTGCGAATGAGAACCTGACCAAGACAATGTAACACTATCGTCTGTGATAAATGTTGGTTCGTTGGCAGTATACCATTTCAATATAAATAAATCACTATCTAATGATTTTCTTACGGTTGCAGCAGATGTTTCCATTACTTGGGAAAAGTCTACTGATCCTATATCTGCCCATTTGGCAAATGCATATGTTCTATCTGAATAGTCCATTTTTATTATCCTTTATTATTAATATATATAAATATTTTCAATATTACAAACCATACCGCCATTTATTTTGAGTATATAAGTCTGATATTTCTGCAGGCGTTAATACTCTATTAAATACACTCCATGATGCTATATCAACATGAGCATATCCTGTATTGCCTCCGTATGTTCTTGCTCCAAAAACCAAATAATCTAGATTAATGTAAGCTTGAGTTTTACTTTTTGTATTCTCTGCAGAACCGTTTATGTAAGGAATGGTTTGACTTGTTGAAACAACTCCAACTACGTGAGTCCATGTGTTCCATGCAATATTTGAAGTCATTTGATCTGTGTTACCTGAACCTCCGCCAGTTTCAATATTGAAAGTATCAAATGAACTTCTAGCTACATTCCTCATATCCATGGAAACACCAGTATTATGATCATTTCCTCCGTCTGTTGATCTAGCACTAAAAAATCCTCTCCAATATGTTCCTCCAGAATGAGATCTTGGTTTCATCCACATTGCAACTGTTATTTCATAGGTACTCGAAAATCCAGTATTATTCCAACGAAGAGCATCATCAACACCATCAAATGCCATGTAACTACCTAATCCTGCTTCTACATATGTTGGAGCATTGTCATTGGTTAATACATCTCGATTTACTACTCCATTTTTAACCATACTACTAAATTGAGTTCCGTTTGAGCTAACAGTGGATGGCGATGCTCCATCGATGTATAGTATCATATCTTCTTGATGTGGTGGTTTACGTCCGCCTATTACTGCCATTATAAGTATCCCCTTCCTTGTGCAAAAGTATGCATCTTAAGAATTTCTGTATCAGTTAACACTCTGTCATAAAATATTATGAATCCTATTTCTATTGGACATACATATGTAGTTGAGTCATTGATAGATGCTATGGTTAATCCATTATCGTTTATGTTAACTGCTGAAGATTCGCCTCCACGCAGTATTACTAAATCAGATCCAGTATATTTTACAGTATTTTTCCACATAGCAATATTTGCTCTACTAAAAACGCCAGCTGCTTTTGTCCATGCTGCAAAACACCATTCATCTTCAGGATATACTTGATCAGTAGAGAAAGTCGCTGTACCCCATAAGTCTATTGTAATTTTTCCATTAGCAGTACTATTCCAAGAACAAATACCTTGTCCACTTACATCAGCTCCTATCCCCCAACATCCTTTGCTTGTGAATCCTGCAGTTCGACGAAATACTCCACAAACTGTAAAATTAGAATTTCCCTTCAACGTATCTGGCGTACTATTGGTATGATAATATCTGTTACTCACACCAACATCATAATATGTTTGATATGATCCAGAATCAATAAATGCAGAATTTCTTGCTATTAATGGATCTGCAATTCCTAATGCATCTGATATTCCTTTTTTAGAATCAAAATAAGATGCTACTCCATTTAATGGTATAACTGTTCCATAATTCGTTGCCATTACTCGAACCTCGCTTTCATTGCGTTGTAGTTTTGAAGTACTTCTGCATCTGTCAATGTTCTATTGTATATATGTCCTGGACCCATCAATCCTGAATAAATTCTATTAGCAGGGGAATTATTTGAAGCTCCTATTCTAAATGGTTGAGTTGAAGCGCCTGCTGTTTTTGTAAAACTTACTGTTGATGATAATACTCCATCATGATAAAATCTTGCATTAGATCCATCATAAGTAACTACAACATATTTTATTGTATTATCATTGACAGCTACACCTGTATCAGCAGCTGCTGTTCCACCGGATCCATCTGTTGGTGAACAGTATAGATCTAATTTCCCATTATTTCCAGAAAATCCAATACCAAATAAAAATCCTTTGAATGGATTAGCTGTTTCAAATGTACAAAATAATTCAGCTTGCGAATCAGATGATTTGATCCATAACCCGCATGTTAACGCTGATCCTAGTGTTGGAATAGTACTATCAGTATATGTTAGATAATCATTACTTCCATCAAAAGAAAATACTGGAGTTGCAAATGTTGAAGTATCATAAAATCCAGCACCAGTAAATGTACCAGAAGTATCACTAATAGTATCTGTTACTGTAGTTCCAGACCCAGGATACATTTTAATATTTGCTGCATCCAAGACAAATACTAATCCGTCTGATACTATTCTCGGTGAATGATGAAATGCCATAATCTGTTCTTTTTATATAAATATGTTATAGGCCAAATCTACCTTTTAATGCGTTGTAGTTGTGTAGGACTTCTGATTTGGTTAAAGCTCTATTATATACTCTTCCACATGCTATTTGTCCTACGAACGTTGAAACCCCTGATTGAGCGTTTCCAAACCCAAAATCCTTATAGTAAAAGCTTCCTATAGTACCATTCATATTTGCAGTGCTATGCACATCTACTGTTCCGTCTGCGGTTCTATAATAAACGTTTCCTGAATAACTAGTTCCATCAACAAATCCCATTGAAGCAGTTTGGTATGTAGCTACCATATGTGTCCACTTATCAACTATGTCTAATGATACTAAAGGTGTACCTTGATATGAGCCGCCTCCGCCGGTTTGATAAGTACTCCAAGAGAATTGGGGAGGATTATAAGTATTATGTATAAAAGCTGCATAATTTTGTCCGAAAATTTGATATGCATTTGTTCCCCTATCAGTTGGTTTTAACCATACTTCAAAAGTATATTCTGAAGGTTTTCCAATTTCATCTCCTACATTAGAACATCTAACAGCTGAATCAATTCCGTCAAAATCCCATGCTTTAGGATTACCTAAAGAATCTACAGCAGCATCATTTTCTACACTTCCTGTATTTGTTGTATTAATAGTACTATAAGATGTTGTATTGAATTCTACATAGCTAGCTCTATTAGCAGCATCCATGTTGAATACTAGCCCATCCGCTATAATATCTGTTGTTATGCTACCTACTCTCATACTCCAAACCTCCCTCGTAATCCATTATAATTGTATAACACTTCTTCTGCTGATAATACACGGTTGTATACATGTACTGGTCCTATATTACCATATACATCATGTACTCCATTACCAAAATCTCCTATAATATTATCTCCTGTGCTAGAACCTAATACAACCATAGATCCATAACTTACATTAGTTGTTAAGGAAGCATCTAAATATCCTTTTGCTGATGTTCCTATACTGTAGCATATGTTATGCCAATTAGTATCACTAACAGTAATTTGGGAATTGGCTCGTAAAACACCTCCTGCACCATTATATATTTCGTATTTTTGGGAGACATATCCATATATTATAGAAAATATATTATCACTATTAGAAGAATTTCTTCTACTATAAATGTAAGTACCTGTCTGTGTATTATTTGCTAGTTTTACCCAAGTAGACATAGTAAACCCATTAGTAAAACTGCTAAAATCTAAATCATTTGGTATTAATTGAATTCTATCTCCATTTCCATCTAAAGCATAACTTGGTGTAACAGTACTAGAATCATATATAGTATCATTTATAAAACTTCCAGATTGAGATAAATTTACTGTATTAAATGTTTTTGTTGTAGCAGTACTTGGTATAGTACTTGCTCTATTTGCAGCATCCATATTGAATACCAATCCGTCAGAAACAATTTTAGTTGTTATTTCACCTCTACGTATACCCATTATAATCCAAATCTTTCTTTTTGTGCTTGATAGTTTTGAAGAACTTCTCCTGCTGATAAAGCACGGTTATATATTTTAAATGTACTTCCTTTACCAAGAAAATAATTATATGCTCCGGCATAATGGCCGGCTGCTATTCTTAATTTACTATTTGTTGTATTCAGACTTAAAGTTTTAGAATTACTAAATTCTCCATTAGTATATATTGAAACATCGGATCCATCATATAAATGTACAATTTGATTCCATTGATTTACATTAATAGTATTTCTACTAGGAAGAGTACTAATAGTATCATTTCCTCCTCCATAATAATGTCCTATAGCATTAACATATCCACCATTATTAAATATCATTGTATCATATAAAATTGCACCTCCAGAAGCACCATATCCAGCAATATTTTTATTTGTAGTGTCGTCGATATAATACCAGCCTTCAAAAGTTCTTGAATCATTACTAGAAATTCCTATATTTGATTCTGTTTCAGCATAATCTGAAGGACCATCAAAATTAATACTTCCATTACCGCTAGAATTAAATGTAGGACCATTTATTAATGTTAAATTATTTGATCCTTCTAAATCTGTTAATGTAGTACCAGTACCTGTATACGATGATTTATAAGCAGGATCTATATAAAATACTAATCCATCCGTGACAATATTATTATTTATTTGTCCTGATATGCCTGTTTTAACGCCAGCCATAACATTATGTTAGATCACCCATTAAGTCCCATTCATCAAGACCAATGTATTTTAATGTTGCTGATGAAAATTGTCCTGCCAAATTTAGATTACTGTTTTTGCTATTCAATGTAACTCCAGATCCTGTTTCAAATAACATGTTTCCTACAGATGATGTTTGAAAGAAATCAAACTCTGCTCCAATTGGACAATGAGCCGAAGCTGTAACAAATATTGAACATGTAATGTTACCTCCCACTCTAAAATATTGTCCTACATTTGCTGCTGATGCTGTAAATGGATTTGTTGCTACGGTAACTATTGGTCTTTGAGATCTTATTACTGATTCGCCCTCTTCTGCTTCAATTCTACCTGATGAAGATACTAGCAGTTGTGGAATACCTGATCTATCATTAACTGTAAATAATTCTCCATCCAGATTATCATCTAATGAAAATATTGTTCCTTCTGATCCTATTACTTCAAATAATGTTGAACCTGATTTTTCTATTGTAAATGATGAGCCAGTTAAAAGTGAAGATCCTGTTGCTTCAATTTCCAAAACAGGTTGAGTACCATGAGTATATACCCCAAAAGTATGTGCTTTGGTTGGAGTAACACTAACATAAGTAGAATTTAAAACAATATTGCTAACTCCACTTCCCTTAGCCTGATATCCTATATTAATACCTTGGGCGGATACACCATTTCCGGCTAATGAACCTATACTAATAGATCCTCCTACAGTTGCATCAGCTCGATCTCCAATTAGAACCCCATGATTAATTGGAGCATCAATATATTCACCAACAAGTACACTTCTATAACCTCCTCCAACAGTAGTTGAATTTCCTATAACAACATTTCTATAACTTCCCACAGTAGCGGATGCCCCTGGTCCTATTACAACATTTGTATTAGAAGAATTTTTAGCTCCCAATCCAATATGAAATAATCCTGGATCTGATGCACCTTTAAAGAAAAATCTACTACTTGAAATTTCTCCTTCTACTACCTTAAATGAACCTGATAATCTTGTTGATCCAGATACTTCTAAGAATCCATTTTGTATTTGAGAGCCAGTTATAATAGTTAATACTCCTTTGCCATCACCACCCATTCCTGTTCCATGAACGGTACAATAATAAGTTAAATTAGGAGTAGCATTAGTAACTGATATTAATGTTGATGCTGCAGCATTTCCTGGTACTCCTGATGCACTTACTAAAGTTGTGTAATTATCACTACTTCCTGATATTTTAAATGCAATTGGATGATTGTTATTAGTATTATCTGATTGATCAAATCGATATGCATTACCTGCAGTTAAACTTATAGATGCTGTTACTGTCCCATCTAACACAAATTTTTGATTGCCATCAACTGTTACTGCTATTGACGATGTAGATCCATTACCTGGTATTAAACTTCCTGATAAATTACTTATAGTTAAAGTATTTAATGAAACAGATCCAGTAGTTGCATAACTTCCAGTTGCTCCTGTTAATGAACTAATATTTGATGTTAATGTTGTTACATTAGATTCATTTGCAGTAACTCTTGTTGAAAATGATGCAGATGGTGCTCCGAATGATCCTGATATACCTGCAGCTGTAAATGATGATCCTCCACCGCCGCCTGCTCCAGAACCTGATATTGAAACTCCGTTAACCAGTAAATGTCCAAATGATGCAGTCGATTCAATAGATCCAGATATATCTCCATGTAGTAAAACATTTCCAGATGATGATACTTCAAATAATGGTAATCCAGATATGTCATTAACTGACATTAAAATACCATCTAATCCATCATCGACTGAAAACAATGATCCTGATGATGATTTTACTTTGAATATATCGTCTCCAGAACCTGTTATGTCTAATGATCCTGTTATAACTCCTGCTCCGGCAAATGGAAATGCTGCAGATACGCCAGCTACAAATGATGCAGTTGCTGCTGTGCCTTGTAAAGTTGATCCTGCTGCTAATATCACATCTCCTGATGATGACACTGTTAATATAGGAATACCTGATATATCATTAACAGACATTAATATACCATCTAATCCGTCTTGTACTTCAAATAATTGTCCTACAGAGCCTTGAACATCAAATATTGTAGATCCAGAATTAATTACAGATAATGATGATGTGGCATTTGATTCAGATATAATTAAATTGTTTATAGTTTGTTGATATCCTGCAGATGCAGTAAATATACCACCGCCTCCTCCGCCTCCGCCACCTACGCTAAAATTTTGAGCTCCAATTGTAACTGTTGATAATGCTCCGTCGCCTGATGATCCTGGATTAGCTACTACTGTTGTTCCTGGATTTAACGCATGAGATGCTGTAACTGCATTACTTGCAGAAAATACTGACATTGAAGAAGTTATAGAACTTGATACAAATCCTAACAATGCAATCTGCGCAGATCCAGATACAGTGCCAGCTGGAACGCTACCTCCGCCTCCGCCAATTAAATGAGATGCTGATATTGCAAACGATGCTGTTTGTACATTTGAAGCAGTAATTGGAGCTCCAAATATCAATTGATCTCCTACCGTAGAATCTCCTATAGTTAGAGTGTTACCATTGGCAGTTATTAGTCCTCCACCCATTAATTTTAAATTAGCTTCTGCAGATGGTAATCCAATTTCTACATCTCCAACTGTGTCACGATTACCTAAAATGATATCCTTGCTTGATCCAGATTCTGGTCTAATAAGCATATCTCCAGAACCAGAAATTTCTATAGTTCCTATTAATACTCCTTCGGCATTAAAAAATTGGAGTGGTTCGTTATTTAATAATTGATATTTCATTTAATATAAATATTACAATTTAATCTTATTGAATTTATAATTAGTTGATAAATCTGAAGATTGTTTTAATACTCTGTTTTTTCCAGCATTTTCAGTGTATGGAAGTGAATTATAATTGATATTATGTTCTACATTATCAAATAATTTTAATGCATCCCAATTAGATTGAATCACACTAACTTTAGATAAATCAGAAGTTACTAATTTTAAATCAATATCTTTGATACGCATTAAATGGTGAACTGTTTGATTATAACTACTTCTTCCATGTAAATTTACAGAGTATGATCCTGGTTCTAGTGTATGTACATCTCGTTTTTCCAAGGTTGTTAATGTGGTTTTATCAAGATATGTTACGTCTACATGATCTGTAGTATCATTGTTAATAACACTGATATATGGATGAGATCTACCAAATTGATTGTATTCTTTGTTACCATAATAACTAACAGTATCTGCATTACCATATATAACATTGAGTGCATCAATTATATAAGTGAAATCTATATCAACTCGAACATCACATTCTTCTTTAACAAGAAATATACAAGAAATCATAACATCACTATAACCATTTTGATTGATATCTAATGTGTTACTCGAATGTGGATAAATATCATATAACCCATCAGTTGCATAATTTTCAGATTTCAAAATAAATGTGTGTTTATAATATTGATTTTTAATTAGCAAAAAGTCATGTCCTTCAAATAAATCATGAACTTTTCCACTATATAATCTAGCACCATATCTACCAACGCTATCCAGATTGCCGTATCTTCTGGTTTGATGCTGATTCCAAGTATATATGCCTGGTCTCATTCTTGGATTTGTGTTACCTGGAAAAAACCATTGATTCCATTGTGCTATTTCACCTGTTATAGACCTAAGTTCTCCATTTTTATCTCTTCGAAGATTATGTGTATCATTAGGCTCATATAAATCACCTCTATTTGTTCTTTGGCCCATTACATTACCTTCACTAAAAATAAAATCATTTAGATTATAAGTTTGTTGATGAGTATTTATCCATCCGCCCCCGGCATAATCTGCTAAACTAAAATTTTGACCTCCTAATATAAAATTATTTCTTAAGTAATATGGTGAATTTGCTCCAACTGCATTATAATATGCATTACTATAAATATATGCAGTATAGTTCCTATAGGTTAGATCTACTCCAAAGCTTTGTACATATTTATGACCGCCTCCCATTATCTCTGCGCTAGTATTGAAATTAGTAGCACCATAAGTTTGCATGACATTGAATCTTTGAGTATTGTAAATATCAGACATAACATTTGTATTTCCTCCACATTGCGGACCATTTCCTACTATATTTTTATATAATCCATGGCCATGATACCCATAGTAACTGTCATGATTCATCATCATGCCAACATCTTCAATTAAGTCTGGATATTTGTTGTAAGCTATCTGATCTTTTCTGGAAAACCCATTTATAAATGTTGCATTTTTAATTGCTCTATAATTAGTTTGACTAGTACCGTAAATCATAAATGGTGCAGCTCTATCGCCTTTAAGAGTAATATTACCACGATTATATTTGTAACACATTGTTCCTACACCTACATGATTATGAGTAATAGGTTTATTCAATGTTATTGTGTTTCCATTCTTAGCAGTTATTTTATGTATATTCCATACTCCGCCTAGGAATCCATCATCTGGAGTTGATTTATCGAAATATCCTGTTGTGGAATGCATATTTTTATAACCATAATATGTCGTAGATGATTTGTTTAGTCTAGCTCCGGAGCTCATTTGTTTACTCCAAAAATAAACTAGATCGCCAACTTTGAAATTTTTTGCATCGCCTAGTTCTACTTGACATAATGATCCAGACGGTCCGCCATATGAATCTGTGTAGTCTTCGTTTGGTGCTGGAGTTAATGTATCAGCACACGATGCAGACATATTATACAATCCAAAGAATGAATGTTGTGCATAAGCTGCATTTGAAGTTCCGCCTCTACTATGATATTTTATAAATCGTTTGGTTACAGAACCAGATGGAAAAGTATAAAATCTAATACCTCCATCACCTGTATTTAATCTTGTATCATCATATGTTGCAACAACAGTTGTCCATGATGGAGAATCAACTCCTACATCATCTGTAACTTCAAATCGAATATTATTCATTTTATTGTTAACATCATTTTCATATCCAATTGTTGCGGTATCAAAAAATACCATTCCAACAGTGTCAAATTGTGTTTGCTCACGCAAGTCATAAATAATATAAAAATTATCTGAATTTTGATAGTAGGCATATAATTGTGAAGAAATAAATCCGCCAGGTACTAAAGGTCGTCCAGGATTATATTGTTCTGATACATATTTTTGACCATTAATACCTGGAGCTCCTGCTGTTGCTCCCGAATAACAATTTGCAAACATATAAGGTTTTCTGTTTGTGTTACCTTTTGTGTATTGTTCTTCCCATAATAAATTTTTAAATCCTTTTGCATCAACAACTTCAGAAGCAATATGTTTTACTTCATGATTTGGATAATGGTTATATAATAATCCGCCTTCTTTAATTCTATCACGATAATTAAATGAATCTGTTGTATCTAAAATTAATTGTTGCCATCTAGTTTTAATGTTGACACTATATATAGATGAGTACATGTTTAATCCTAAACGAACATAACCTCTTCCCATTTCATTGAAAAATTTATTAAATAATATTTCTTGGCCATTTGCTCCAACATATACTTTGCCATGTCCTTTATTTATTGCAACTTTTATATGACCGGTACCAGGATTTAGCGATGCTGTTGCATCACTATACGTAGCAGAGCCGCTTAACCATAACGAATCAAAATCTAATCCTGCAGGGAATGATGGATCATCTTGTATTGGTGTTCTAGCTGCACTATATATGTATCGGTATGGGGCATTTGGATTATTTGTTTGTTTATGTATCATGAAACTTCCAGAAGAATTTGCATCTGTTCCTCCATTAAATACTCTACCATTACTTAATGGTAAATTTGCATGAACATTATAGGTTCCATGATTAATAGAAGGTCCACCTTGATAAGTAAATGAAACTCTATGTGTATATGGATATGGTGGGTTATAATCATAATATGCTTGCTTACCATAATAACTATCTTGTGAAGAATTATGAGGGCCATGAATACTAGTTTCTCCCCAACTAACATTGAATCCATTTCGATAATCCCATGCTTCACTACTAGTAGGATCAAAATTACCGTCTCGTAATAAACTACCAGACACGATAATTTCACCGTCTCTAAAATTAAATGTGTCTTTTAAATTATATTTTCCCCATAAATGTTCAGTACTTTCAACACTATGATAATCATAATAACTTGTACCATTCCAATTTCTCCATCCATAAGTCAATGTAGGATCTAATCGCAATGCTCTATATCCATTAGAAGATCCTGATGAGCCTCCATATCTAGTATTGTTATATGCATTTGATGTTTTATATTTGTCTTGATAAAACTCTGATCCTTTAAATGATCCTGTTATTAATAGTCTATCTTTTTTAAATACTTCTGTATAATATGTAGTTGGAGATGTTATGCCATATGTTCCTAAGGTAACTGGCCATATGCTAGACCCAGAATAAACTGCAGGTTCTAAATCAAATACATCTTCTAGTGCAGGTTGATTTGATGATGTAAATTCATAAAAATGTGATTGTGATAAATATGATGTTGCATTTAATACAGTGTAACTACTACCACTTATTACTAAATTGTCTCCAGTTTTAAAATTTAAATGATTGCTATCAACTAACACAACACGTTTATTGCCATTATACATGGTATCAGAAGATTCTCCAAATGTTTCAACAAATTGATCATGTGTATACAATCCCATATCCGATTGTATTTCTCCTTCTTTACCATGCATTTTAATAACAGTTGCATAATCTCCACTCATTGATGCAATTTGTACAATTTCATCTGTTTCGCATGTATTTGTGTAATATCTAGAAACAAACCAATTATTATTATTTTTATATTGTGTAGTATAACCAGGACCAACTTGTGGATTTACTCCACGTGAAGTTACATTAGTAGGATCTGAACTTCTGCCTCTAAACATAGCCATGGACCCACTATCGTATACACCATTATTCCATTCTGATCCAGTAAAATGTAATGATACATCTTCTGAAATTCCTTTGGTTTTTACTGAACCAGTAGATTCAATTGAAATATAATCTCCAATTCCAAATGAATTTTGTAAATTAGATACAGCTATTGTGGAATCGCCGGCGATAGATGCCGACGGAGCTAATGATCTTGAATAATTTGCAGATCCAGATATTAATAATGAACAGTCGGCTCTATAATGCCATATACCGCATTCTTGGGTAGATGCTAAACTTGTTCTGCTAGACGATGTTTCTATAGTAACTTCATCAGTTAATAATAATGTTGCATCTTCTCCACCATAATGAGCAAAATCTATTGATGGGTGATTAGTTCCTGATTGCATATCATGCAATGTTATTTTTGCTTGATCTTTTACATGAAAGTGATTAAATGAGCCTAATTCAATTCTACCTACGTTCCAATGTTGGCTTCCTGATAATACATATTTTTGTAATAATCTATCATTGTGCCACATCAAGCTCATTTTGATACCACCAACTACTTCATTGGTTATATCATTTTCTTCATTAAATGCAGTAGAATAACCGGTAGAGCCAGTTGTTGAACCAGATACCCATGTACTATAAGTTGAATCAATTCTAGGATTTTGTATGGTACTACCATATCCTATATCATCAAATAACATTTTTACCTGGCCAGGATTTCCTGGTCCTATACCTACACCATAATAGCTATTAAGTTTCTGATACCACGCATTATCAGATCCAGAGAAAAAGTAATTGTAATGATTTCCATTATCGCTATTATAAACTGTATCTCCATCAGTATTTATTGAAGCAGACCCATATTTCATACTACCAGATGCTTCTTGAAATATAAATAAACTTCCTGAATCTGCATGAAATACATTGGGTTCTGTAAATGGCGGATATTGATGCCCGGGCATATAATTATACTTTGCTGCAACGTGCCATGATTGATCATAACTAGTACCATTGGTCATGCTTGTCATTGTAGGAGTACTATTAATACTTTCAGAAACTAACCAAAATGAAATATGACTGTAATGATTTAGTACATTACCAACATGTTGACCTCTACCGTTATGAGGTCCGTAGATTTTCCATCGACCACCATTTTCTATATTTAACGAAGATCCGGTAATAATATCAAACATTCTGTCAGTTCTTGTATATGGATTACCAGCTGCTAACCACTCTGTTTTTGATACGCCAAAGGTACGACTACCTGTTGCATAATCTCCGTCTACCGATCCTGTTACTGTTATAGTAACTCCATCAAAAGTAAATTTAGATGTAACATTGCCATAACTATTATAATTGTAAAATGTTCTCATTCTGGCTCTATAATAATATGGTCCAAAATGTGGGCTATACATTTGTAGGCGATCTTTATAATTATTGTTGTAATAGTTATCTGATGTTTTGTTATAACTAGCTGGAGTACCTACTGAATTTAAACTTAGTTGGGTAGAATAAAATCCTTTTTGATATTTTAATGGAGATGTATTAGCCCCATATGTGTAAGCATTTCCGTTACTTTGTGTTTCAGCTGCATGTCGTCCGATCACATTTCTATAATAGTCCGAAGACCATACACTTGAAGTGAATGCTCCTTGACTTCCAGATGTAAATCTATTTCTAGATATTGGAGTATTTATATTGAAATTTGAATCTACATGGGAGAATTGACTGGTGCCTAAATACATATAGGTGCTAGTGTAAGCACTAGTAGCATTAAATGAACTCCCAGCGCCGGTATTTTCATAATAATAAAATCTTGCTATGTCATCAGGGCCTGGTACAACGCCTCCTACCCATGTATCTGGATCTAATGGATTCATTGCTACTGACGATGAATTGTATTTTGCGTATATTGTTGCCATATATTATGTATTCAAATAAACTTCTAATTTTCTTAATTGATCAGTGATCCATGTTATATTATTTCTTGTTGTTTCATCCATTGGTTCAGATCCAAATGAGTTTTTATATTCTTGTATACTATTGTTTGATGAAGCTAAAAAATTTGATATTTCATCTCTATTATATGTTTTTGTGGTATTAAATGTTATTGTTTCTTCAGAAAAATTAATATCTATTTCTGGAATAGCTGTTGCTGAAATAAAGAATAATTGTTCTGGTGTAAATATATTGTTTAGTAATTCAAAGTTTGTCATAACTATGGCCTTTTTAATGATTTATATGTTATTTCTGATCCTGACGGAATTGTTACAAAATATTTTATTGTTGAGGTAGAAGCTGGCATGAAATCCACATCATAACGCATACGTAACCCATTAATAAATATTTCGATATACTCATATACCGAAGAAGATACAAATGTTAAACTGTTCGGTAATGGTACCGTAGCACCAGATGCTGTTATTGCTCCACAATTTACGTATTCTACTATAGGATTTACTAATGGTATAGATTCTATATTTAAATTAACTGCAGATGCTGATGTAAAGTCTACTACAGATCCTGATACTGTTAAAGATCCAGTTATAACTGCTGATCCTGAAAATGGGAATGCTTGTACTCCAGTTAGTGAAGATCCGTCTCCTATATAAGATGAGGCAGACACTTGACCTAATAATTTTAATCCACCGCTTAAAGAACCAGATATCAAAGCAGTTGAACCCGAACCTATAAATAATTGACGATCCATATAAGAAATACCACTACCAGCATCATGTCCTATTACTATACTACCCGTTGAAGCTGTTAAGTCATATCCAGCTCTATATCCTATAAGTGTATGGTTATAACCATATTCTTCAGTATACCCTGCATATGCACCAACTGTAGTTATTTGATTTCCTGCAGCAGTATCATTGCCTTTTAATGCATATAATGCATTAAATCCTATTGCCGTAGTATAATTATTTTTTCTATTGTTACGTATTGCGCCAGAGCCAATTGCAACTGTTCCTGTAGATGTATTATAATGTTGAGCTGTGTTAGCCATGGCATAAGAACCAATAGCTACATTATTATCTCCATCCCAAAATTGTTGACCTGCATTATAACCTATAACAACATTATATAAAGGAGTTCCGCCATAAGAAGCATGTCCCATCATTGAGTTTTGACCAACTGATACATTTCCATTTCCGTCGGCGTATTGACCGGCATTTGCTCCTATATGTATAGCTCCATATCCTGTTGTTTCATATCCTGCTCTATATCCTATATAAACAACATTTGCACCATCTACCATATCCGCATCTGCGCCGGCTTCAGTTCCTATTATAACATTATTTTCTCTTGTAGATGAAAATACTGAACCTGATGCTGCTCTATTACCTATAATAACATTATCACTAGAAGCTCCTAAATCTTCGGCTGCATTCATTCCTATAACAATATTATGATCTCCAGTTACTGTGGTAGCATTTGAAGATCCAGATCCAATAGTAGATATAATAATATTACTTAAAGAGTCATTTATCGATACAGATCCAGATACTGATAATGATCCTGTTATTTGAGCATCTCCTTCTAGTTTCATAGAGCCAGAGCCGGCAGAACTAGAAACATGTAATCCAACATGTCCATTTGCGTTAGATCCAGTTATTAATACAGGGCCTGCAACATCTAATGCTATAGTATTTGTTGCCACAGTTGATCCATGTGGTCTATTTACAACTAAACTACCTCCAATAAAATTTCTATAGTAAATAGAATTTAATGGACTAGTAGAATAATATCCATGCAATAAAACTCCATTATTACCGGAAGTCCAATTATTTAATCGTAATAATCCTAGTCTACCAGATGTTTCTATTGCAGCCATTTGACCAACATTATTAGCTGAAAATGATACTACATTACCACTACCTCCAGCAGTTAATCCATGATATGAAGCTTCATAAACTCCTGGATTTGCAGGTATATTTAATTGAGTAGAATCATTATCATCTAAATTTAATGATCCAGAATCTATAGTTATACCGCTACCAGATACTATTAATGATCCTGTTATACCAGTATCTGTATTTACTTGAAATCCTTTATCAGGAGATATTGAAGCTGTTGCAGATCCAGATGCTATTTGGGATAAATTAAGTCCAGTTATTCCTGATGCTGGTATATTAATTAAACCTGATCCATCTCCAGTAAATATACCACTTGCACTAATATTCGAACCTGTTATATTAGTTGCAGATAATGGTACAGTAGATGTTATTCCGGATTGTGCTACAGTAAAATATTGACTACCTCCGCTATTTGTTAAGTCTATTCTACCGCCACCAGATGTTAAACCTAATTTACCTCTAACGTTCATACCGCCATTAGTTGCACCAGGTCCCCATTGGATAAGATGATTAGTAGTTCCAGGATCACCGTTATTTTGATAACCAGCAACAAGAAGTGCTCCAGAATTTCTAACGTTCATTTTTAGAGCATTACTTCCAGCTGATCCGGTAAAGCCTCCGTCTCTATCATTTATAGTTCTAGTTTCTAATATATTACCATTTGCAGTATATATTGAATCTATGCCAGATAATTGAGAACCATCACCTACAAAATTAGATGCAGAAATATATCCGCTTGAACTAATATTATTTCGAGCAATTATATTTCCAATAAATGTATGAGTATCAGATGCTTCGTCACCAAATATATTTGATCCAGATGTTTCTATGGTTGAAGCAGTAATAAATGATGATGTTAAATGAGTAACATTCATTCTAAATGCTTCAATATCATTTGCAAATATAGTTGAACTAGCACTTATAATAGATCCAGTTATTGGTCCTATACTATTGAATCCTACTTGTCCAGCTTCTAATGATAAAAATTCTCCACGGCCTGCTCTTATTTTTGTTCTAGCTCCTGTATTATCTTGAATATTAAATCCTGTTGTTGGATCAAATTTTAATCGTCCTATTTGTGCGCCAGTAGAGTTATTTCGAAATTCTATAGTTTCGCCATCTGTAATAATATGTTTAAATGATCCAGTAGGAGCAACAACCAATGTACTACCGGATATTATACTACCAGATATAGAAGTATTAACTTGTAATCCGTTATTGGGAGATATAGTAGCTGTAGATGATCCTGATGATATTTGTGATAAATTTAATCCAACAATACCAGCTGCTGGTATATTTGTTAATCCTGATCCGTCGCCTTGGAATGATCCAGAAAATGATCCAGATAGTTGTAAATCTGTACGAAACTGTTTGCTATCAAATAATCTTCCCATTAACTAGTTTTCCATCTTCCATTTATAATTATTGTATCTGTAGATTCTATGTTATATCCCAATTCAGTTGTATCAAATACAATTGATTGTGGAGAATTAATATCACTTGGTGTCCATGTATATAATTCTTTATCTATATATTGTCCATTAATGTATATATCAAATTCATTTTTTGTAGCAGTTGCATTAGTTGTTGGATTTATTGCTGCTAAAGCAGAAACAGTAACTGTAGTTAAATTTGAAAAATCAGCTGATTTATCTGTTAATGTTATAATATAATTCATTGATGATGCATTAATTGTAGTTCCGCCGCCACCACCTGATGCTCCTGATAATACTATTGAGCCTCCTGATAATACTTGCTGTTGCACGTTTAATATTTTTTGTGGAATTGTAGTACTATTAAATATATTAATATCTGTATCAATAACTTGTGCCCAAGATACTTTTTTTAATGAATATCTTTTTTGTATAGTTGATTTTCTATATTCTTGCTCTGCCATTAATGTTCCATTAACAGTTAGTGGCATTGTACATCTAACTAATCTATCTTCGCCAACAGTATTAATTGTTTCAAAACTTAAAGACCGGATGAAAGTTCTATATTTATTAAAATTATTGCCCCATGCAAATGTTCCATATGGCATAATTTGTTCAACTAATTCATTCATTTGAGTAGTAAAATCTGTCCATACTAACAAGTCATATTCTATATCAACATATTCTGGAATATTTATTGCATATAATTCTTCTGAAGTCATTGGTTCATTTACTGGTATAGGAAATAAATCTTCTGTATATGCATTTTGTTTATTAAATTTATTTTTATATACTATTTGATTTCCTGCAGCTGGTCTATTGATATCTAGTTTTTTTAATTGATCTCTTTCTTGTATAGAATTTCTTTTAATCATTATAATTGGAGATTGTAACATTCCTTTTTGATCACGTAAATATCCTAATCTTCGAACATTATCCCATTTTTCTCCATTTGAAAATATTACAGGAACATCAATTAATTCTCCATTTGCTTCTATTTGAGGTTGTATTTCATTTTCAATAAACCATTTAATTGCATAATCAATATCATAAACAGTTCGCTTAGGAGTTTTAACAATGTCATTATCTCTTCTTATCTCTTGTGCTCTATTTAATATTAAATCTTTTCTTGTAGATTCAGTTGATGACAAAGAAGGTTTATTTGTTTTTCTATCAATATTTTGTCTATTTATTCTTGACATTAACCAAATCCTTTATATGTTTGTCCATTATCTGGAGATCCAAATCTCATTTTTCTAATATTTGTTGGCGTTTGTCTTGTTACATGAGCGTCACATAATACTGAAACACTATAACCAAATGAAGTTCCATTAGGCCATGTATCTGGATTTTTTCCTGCAAAATATTGATTTGCATCAACATTATCTAATTCATAGTATTCTTCATCCCATTTTACAATATCCCCAACTTCTGGATAAAATGATGCTTTTTCTAAAATATCTCTAGAGATACCAAATTGAGCTGTTCTTGTATATGAATGTCCATAATCATCCATTGTTCCATTTTTTGTCTCTTTTGTAATTAGTACTGGAATTAAAATAGAATCAAAATATGTTTTAGATGTTGATTCACCATATATATTAGAATTAGATTCTTCAACTACTAATTTAAAAAATTCAATTTCAGTATCAATTATTGCATTTAATAATTCTGCATTAATTGATGCTAAAAATTTTGCATCTCTTTGTGTTCCAAATAATGCCATGTTTATCCTACATATATTTTAGTTGGTATTCTTGACAACACTTCATTCATTGCATCATTTTCTGCTTGTTGTCTTGTTACCATACTTTCTTTTGTCATTTTTTCTAAAAATTCTCGAAGTTGTGTTATTAATCCATCTTTTTCTGATTGGCCTTGTGTGACTAATTCTGATCCGTTTAGTGTAACTTCTGAGTTTGGAATTGGCACTGTTGAATATTTTCCACGTACATATCCTAACATTTCTTTAACTAAAGCCAATCCATATTTAATTATCCATGCTCTTCCCATATCATTTATTTGACTAAATTTTTGATATGTATATGGAATATTTGATGCATCACTAACTACTCCAGACATTGCTGCCGTATTACCAAATAATAATGATTGGTCTGCTTTTTGGTCTTCATATGTATATTTTACATAAAAATTATCAAAATGTAAATCTGCTATTGATCCAGATCTAGATGGAATTGGATAAATTTTTATATCATCTCCATGTATTTCAAATGACCAATGTGATTTTCTAATTCGATCATTAAATTCAATTGTTTGTATTCTTAATAAGTCTTGATGTAATGGCATCATCATAAAGTTAACAGATGGTGAAAATCCACCAAAATCAAATGCATCTAATAAATTTTGAGAACCTAATCCTGTTCCAACAAAAGGATCAAAATATCTTATTATTGCTGGTGGTACATGATGTAATACTTGTTTTATTTCAATAGAACTAGTTGCAGATAATGGTAGTCCAGATTCAGATATTGCTGTTTTAATATTGTAACTTTGTTGTCCTGGAACAGCTGATACTTTTACTGTATGCCATTTTTCATTTCCTCCAGATCCGGCTTCTGCACCATATGTTTTTGATAATTTAGTAATATATGCTAATGATCCTCCTACTAAAGTATCTGAAAAACTTTCACTAACAAGAAAATCAGATCCTGTTTGTATTCCTAATGTACTTAATAAATTATTTGTTATGTTAACTTGATTAACTTGATTAGAATATTCAATAACTGCAGACTCAAAGGCAGTATAAAAATTTTTATCTATTAATTCAACGTCCATTATTGGATATCCAACATTTTGTGCTGCAAAAGATGCAAAGCTATCTGCTTGACTTTGAAACATTGTATCGTTATCAAAAAATCCAAATGGAGTATCACCAGCTGTAAATGATGAGCTTCCGGGCCAAATTGGTTTATTTTCACTATAATCTGCCATCTGTAATTACCTTTATAATAAATATTACTGAAGTTTTGTTAGGGTAGTTTCTAATAATTGCATTTGTTCCAATGATTCTATTTTTCCTACAGAAATTTTTCTAATACCATGAAATGTTTTTCTAGGAGGATATGGAGTCATAACTTTAATTGTTATTAATTCTGCTCCTTTTCCTAAATCTTGTTCTATATGAACCATTAGTACCATACGTATTGCTCTAATCCTATCTAAGACATCAACTAGATTTCCTTTATAACGGATACGAACTTGCATTGAATATTTTGTTCTAGGGACTGCCATAATACTTACTTAGTTTCTTTTTATATAAATATCAAAACAGTAAGAAAGGGATGAAATAAATCATCCCTTCCGGTATTAGTTTAAAATAATATTTAATTAGTTATAAAACTATTAAATAGAATTTAATCCAGCAACATATACTTTACCATAGAATTCTGGTCTTACCATTTTCTTAGCATATCTTGTCATTACACCTTTTCTTGGGGTGAAGTTAACAGGATCGTATACAAGTGGAGTCATGATTAATGGAACATATGGAGCATAAACTGCACCAGTTTCAAGGAATTGAGCTCCTCTATAACCCATAAGGATTACGTTCTCTTTCATGTATGGATTCTTATAAACTGTGTATCTATTATTGATTGCACCAATTTTTTGAACACCAGCAGCAAATTCCATTTTAGTACCATCTGTGTCGGCAGCAAATCCAGGAATTGATTCTAGGATAGTTGCAACAGCAGGTGATGTTACTAAGAAATTAGCGCCACCCCTTAGGGTTTTTTGATGAATCTTATTAGATACTTTTTGAAGTTTAGTTCCTAAAGTTTGGAACCACTCTCCTTGTGTATTATAATATCCACCATCAGCTACGCCTTTTCCTTCGAAAGCCGTACCAGCAGCGTTTATAAATTGATTAGATACTGCTGACCAATATTCAGTTGTTACTGCACCATTGATTAACATGTCTAAAATTTCAAGATCAATTTCCATTGATACATATTCACTTAACATTGAAGTTAATTCAGCTTCAGCGTCAATTGAGTGATATGCATTTAAATCTTGTGCAAATTCAGGAGTCCAAACAGCCTTTAACTTTCTAGTCTTAGCTACTATTGGATCTGATTGCATTTCAAGATTTACTTCTGGAATATCAATATCAGTACCATTATCGATACCACTATCAGCACCAGAACCATTAAATGGATTCAAGTCTTCAAAGTCACCTCTTGTAGTGTCAGTTGGTTGTTTGCTATACTTAATAGTATATTCTCCAGCTGCAGCAATTGCTGAGTTAGATCCTGATACTACAAATTCTAAGTTTGTACCAACTACTTTTGTGAATGCTGAATATTGTACTAAAGCACCTGATCCAGTTTCGATCGTAAATGATCTAACCGCAGTTAAATCAGATGAAGATAGATTTGTTAATGGTACTTGCACTATTGCAAAATCACCTAATCCAACAGTTGCACCAGTAAATGTTGAATCATAATTTACAGATGATGATGCAATTGTACCTAATGTAGCATTAGTTGTGATTGATGATGTTTCGTTAATTGAATATCCAAATCTTCCAGCACCATATAAACCACCAGATGCATCAGCAGCATCAGATGTTACACCAAACATAGAGTTATTAGCATTTGGCGAACCAAATTTAAACTCATTTGATGTACCACCAGTTGTGTCAAAGCCTGGTTGAGCAGTACCGTATTTAAAATCTAGATAAAATACAAGACCTGAAGGTAGATTCATTGGTTGTACAGAAACAAATTCTTTTGCTGCAAATTCAGCAAAAATTCTTCTTACTAACGGTAAAGCAACACCAGCCCACTCTTCAGATGAGTTAGCGTTAGCATTAGTAGAAGATTCTTTTACTAGTTGTCTAGCTTGATTCTCAAGAAGCTGAGACATACCAGCTTTTTCTGTATCTCCATTTAATCCTTCAAGAAGTCCTGTTCTTTCCCATTTTGTCACTAAACCTTTAGCGGCAGATCTTTGGGAAGGGTTATTGTCTTCTAATAAAGATGAAATTTCCATTTTTATATTTTCCTTTTTTTAAAGCAACCCAGCTAATTTTTTCCATCTATTAGCTAATTCGTTGCCTTCATTAATAATTTGTTTAGTTGGTTCGCTTGGAGCTGTTGTTCCTGCTGCTTTCGATGCAAAAGATTCTTTTACAATCGCTTTTTTCTTAACAGGAAGTTGAAAGCTTTCAGCTAAAGTACTAAACACTAATTTTACTTCTCTTGTATTACCAGCTCTATCAAAATTTTCAATTACTGTCATTTTTTGATTTTCTGATAATTCAAAATTTCTGAATAATTTATTCGTGTAAAGAAGTTTTGCATTTAAAAGATTAACTTCGTTGATTGTGCCTCTTAAAGATTCAATAGTATCATAAGCTTCTGTAAGTTCTTCAGATAATTCATCCATTTTTTCTTTGGATTCTTTTTCTTCTTCTTCATGTTCGCCTTCTGCTACTACTTCTTCTTTATTAACTTCATCTTCAGAAAGAATTTCTTCGATAATTTCATCGATATTAAAAGATTCTTCAATATCTTTTTCATCTTTTTTATCATCGCTAGGCTCTTCGTGTTCTCCACCTTTGCCACAATGCATTTCATCGATTGTTTCATCTTCAGTTAATTCTTCTTCATAAAGATCTTCTTCATTTAGATCTTCTTCAAGTTCACGTATAATTGCTTCTAATTCTAAATCTTCTTCTGTCATATCAGTTGGAGCTGGAGTTTCGTCTGCAGGATTTTCGTCCTGAGCATACATCATTCCATCTTCAATTGGAGCTTCTACTGGAACTTCAGGTGCAGGAGCAGGTGCTTCCATGTCCATTTCCATTTCTGGAGCAGGTGCTGGTGCTGGTGCTTCAGGAGCAGGGGCTTCCATGTCCATTTCCATTTCTGGAGCAGGTGCTGGAACTTCCATGTCCATTTCCATTCCTTCTTCTTCCGGTAATTCTTCTTCGTCCATTAAATCTTCTGATAATTTTGTTGTAAGAATATTTTGAATTCTAGGAGCAAACGCTTCTTCTAATGCAATTTTAGCGTTGGCTAATGCAGTTTCTTTAACAGCTTTAGCATCCGCAATTGCTTCTTTTAGCAAATCAGATTTTGCCATAATTGTTCTCCTTAAATTTGTTTTGGAAATAAGATTATTGAGAATCTTAATAAGATTAATTTTGTTTTATGACGTTATATAGATTAATAACGTATTTACAATAAATATAGAGCAGTACAAAAAATCAGTAAAAAAGGCCTAACTTTTTATTGTTAGGCCCATATATTAATTTTTTTCTTCTAATGATCTTAATCGTTGCTTGTAACAAGCTGATATTAATTTTTGCCGATTTATAAAACTAGGCTTTATAAATTCTTTTTTATCTTTAAGAGTATTTAAAATATTTGAAGATTTAATTTTTCTTTTCCAAGTCCTTAAAGCAAAATTAATATCTTTATTAACTACTTTTGCTCCTACGCTATGCCCTGGGATTATACTTTGGTGTTGCTTGTGCTTCTTGCTCATCTGGTGTAACTTGTTTTTGTATTGGTTTTAATGTAAATGAAAATTTTTCAACTTCTGGTAATTGACTTATAAAGCCTTGTATTCTTTGTGATTCTTTTGCAGGATCTTCTCCTAATCTAACATAAAAAAAACCTTTACCATTAGCATCATCAAATTTTGTTTTTATAACATGCATTTGTTTTTTATTTAAAAAAGCTTGAATATCTGCTTTTACATTACCTGATGTTGCTGGATCTATTAATTTATATAAAAATCCTCCTTTATAATCAGTTAATTTATTTAATAAATCAGCTTCGTTTAATTTTAGCTTCATACCAAAAAAATCATGATACATGTTATCAAAATTTGACATCTATTTCCTTTATTATAATAATTTTATTTCAATTATCCAATTAATTTATTTCAAAATATCTACCCAAGCCTTGGCCGATATCTTCATATGCCGCAGAAAGCCTTTCTTGTAATTGAGACATTTCTTGTGCTGTTTTTTCAAATACTTTATATGAATTTGCAATTTCTTTCATATTACGATTAACAGTAATTCCATCAAACCAATCTCCTTCAGACAATGTTACTTGATTTGCCATTTCTACCATATACTTTACTTTTTCACATAATTCTTGTAAATTAGTTCTTCCGTATACTCCTTCACCTAATTGCGAAAATGATTTAACTGATTCAAGAAATGCTTTTTTGTCTTCTTTTGTTATTTGTACTGGTTCACGTTCAAGTGCTTCCATCAAAGCTTTAATATTCATGTTATATCCTACACTTTCCATCATCGCATAATATCGATGTTATAATTTTATTTACTTTATTATATTTGTTAATCTTTGTTTTATTAACAGATTCATTCATATGAGTTGGTTTTAAAAACGCTCCATGGGTTGACGGATTAGATACAAAATCAAAACATATTAATTCAAAGTCTTCTTGAACTTCTACTGCTGATTCTTTATATAATTCTTTTACACTTCCTAAACCTCTACTAGATATACCTAATGTAATACCTGCACCAAATAATGATTTCAATATTTTACCAGCTGGAGTATCCAATACTTGTACAGCTCCGCATAAATCATCTCCATCCCACCACATTTTTAAAACATTATGTGAAACATTATTTAAATTAACAACAGATGATTCTGGATGATCAAGTTCGCCTAATGCTCTGTTTTGATCTATATAATCTTTTTGATATTTTTTAGCTTCACGATCTAATATATTTTTTGGATATACACGACCATTTTGATTTTTAGCTCCTGCTCGTTGTAATACACCTTGTACAACTAAGCCTCCAGGAACTCCGAATTTTTTAGCCATTTGTTCATTAACTGGCCCTAATGGCTTAAATGGCATATATTCTACCAACAACGCTTTATTCATATTATTCTCCTAAACTTCTAACTCGTTCAGATATTTTTAATAATCTTTCAGATATTTTATGTAATGCGTTATGAGTAGATTTACCATAAGTTGATCCAGCAATTCCAGATTCATTTTTTAATCTAGATGTATATCTAACCAATTGTTCAATTTCTTGTAATTTTTTTGCTACTTCTTTTATAGTACCATTAACTGTTTGAGAAGGAGTAGATTTTGGATTTCCGGTTGAAAACTTAGAATATGATTCAATCATTGCTGAATATTTTTGATCCATTGCTTGTTGAACTGATTCATATTTCATTTTCTTTTTCTTTTTAGCTTGAGCCTTTGTTGAAAATGCATATGGTGTTTGATATCCAGGAACACCTGCAGTTGTACTCATTTCAGCTAATTCATCTTCTGTTAATTCAATATCCATTTCTAGATTGTTTTTTTGCATTTCTACAGCATCATCTGGATTGGAAGTTTTAATAACTTCATTAGCTTGGGCAGCTGCTTGTTTCATTGGCTCTTTTTTATCACCATCTCCGTCTAAATCTAAAAAGTCAGGTTTAGCATCTTCATTGTATTTTTTACCTTTTACTTTTTTTATTGCATCTTCTTTAGACATTCCTGATGCTACCATTCTTGAAATTTGAACATCTGCAAAATCTTGATCTTTATCTCCATCCTGATCTTGCTCTTGTATTTCTTTAAACTTGGATTCTATTTCTTTTAAAAATGATTTCATTTATTTACCCTTGCTAGTTCATCTAATAAATCATAATATCTTAATAATGATAAAATATGAGATTCTTTTACTAATTTAATAGTTTCAATGTTACACAACATTTTTGATAAATTATCAACTTTAATTTGAGTAGCTTTATCTGTTGTTTTTGTTACCTGCTCTTTTAATTGTTTTTTAATTAATGGAATAACTTTACCAAAATATTCTTTCAATCTTTCTGTATCATTAACGTGTGTAATATATTTGTTCAATAAATTTTTTTGATTTTCATTTAAACCAGAATATTTTTTATTAAATTTGTCAATCATTAATTTATATGCTAATAGTCTAGTATCAGTAGATTGTGTTTTATACATTTCCATTAATTTATCAACGCTAGGCTTTTCGTTAACTTCTTTAGGTAACATATGATTTACAATTTCATTTTTACACTCAAATAATTGTTTTGGATTATCTGCTTCATTATATTCAAATATTTTATATACAGATGCCAATGTTTTATAATTATTTATTCTAATTTTTGATATTTTATTAAAATTAAAATTTTCTGAAATTTCTTTTACTAAATTATATCGTTGTCTTTTCAATACAGATTTATTTAATTGTGTATGAACAGTTTTACATGTTCGTACAAATTCTAATGCTTTTGCTTCTGAATTAATTGATTCTTTAATTAAAGAATTATATAATTGTAATTCTTTTGATAGTTCAGTATTTTTACCAAAATATTTTTTGATAATATTAATAGTTACTGATTTATCGGATGTCAATGATTCAGAAGTTAATTTTCTAACTAGTATTTCAAAAAGTATTGCTGTATTTTTATATTTTGAATGTTTTAAATTTTTCATTGTTTTAATACATAGTCCTTTTCATATAAATAT